TCAACCACATCTTTATTATAACTTACTAACTAACTAATGTCTAGTCTTTTGTTGAGGGTTGTGGTATACTCTTTTTAGATAGTTACTAACTAACTTACCAAGGGAGGAGTTTGCTGTGACCAAGAAATTCGTGTGTCGCAAGTGTGGAAGCTATTTTATTGCTCATGTCCCGTCGGCCAGGGGAACCTGCTGGAACCACAAAAAGGCCGAATTGATGGAAGAGTTCACGGAGGAGGAGAACCGGAAATGAGGTTCCTGACTCCTGAGGAATTTGAAAAGGAGATGCGTGAATTAGAGGGATACGACGAAGAAACTCGTCATTATAAGGCGGATCAGTTGATGTGCGACCTCTTGAAATACCTCGGATACAAGAAAGGTATCAAGATCTTTGAAAGCTGGGAGAAATGGTATGCATGAGAGCGACTGACATTATCAATAACACAGATCTTCCTCGGGATAAGAAGCTCGTATTCCTCAAGATGGCGATGGAATACGACAAACACATGCCGGATTCCTTGTATCTCGATCCGTATGAGCTGGCCAGGGGATCGAGGGAAACCGGATTCCCCGGAGTCCCCGGAACGACCCCGGAACTCTGGGAGGAATTCCTTGATCTCCCGGAGATGTACCAATATCGGCGGATCAAAATCGGGAAGGAAACGGANAACGGCGCGATTAAGGCCATGCGAGAGCTGATGAGGCAGGGCCTCACCGCAGAGGGAGGAAGCAAGCAGGTGCAGGCCCTTAAAGAGATCCTGAATGCCTCGAAGCTCCTCCAGAAGAGCCAAGCTCAGCAGCAACAGGTTGTTATGTCGTTTGTTCCGCCCATTGAGTACGAGGAGAGTGAGCAGTCCGATGAAGATCTTCAGTGACGAAGCGATCCAGCGATCAGAGGCTTTCAAGAGGATCGTCGAGAAATTGGCGGATCTGGAGCATGAGCAATGGATGCACTGGAGCAAAGCTGTGGCCGATGAGGTCGCTCCAGAGCGTCGGAAACGCTGGGAGAAGTATTGGGTTCCCTATAAAGAGCTCCCAGAGGACGTAAAAGAAGCGGATCGTGAATGGGCAAAACGGGTTTTGGAGGTTATCTCCAATGAATTACGTGATTTCCAACGTTATTGATCGCATTAAAAAGCAGCAGGAAAAAGGCCTTCAGAAGTATGGGACTCCTGTGAACCCGGAGCATTACACCCTTCACGGATGGATCGAGCATCAGGCGCAGGAAATGTCTGATGCTCTGGTCTATCTGGAGTGCCAAAAACAGCTCATTGAAAGCGTTTTGAAGGATCTTTACACCGCAGTTAAGGCGATGGAGGAATCCCGTCAGTACAATTACGAGCTTGGAAACGCCTATTACCACATCTCCAGGGCGATTCAAAGGTTAGGTGGTAGCCTTGACGAAGTTGATAACGCCGAAAAAACCGGGTCCTAGGACATTCTTGGAGACGCTTTCTGATGAAACTGGTGAGCGTCAGCAATGGTTTGTGGGAAAAACTTGTCCGCGATGCAGAATCGGTCGTTGGAGGGTTCCGGATTCAGGGCAGTGGAGCTATGTGATCTGCTCTGAATGCGAAGCGATCCAGCTCATGTACATTCCGATGCCTCACCAGGAGATTTTTCACCGCTGTGGGAGCCGATTTAAGGCGTATTTTGGGGGTTACGGGAGCGGGAAAACGCGCACCGGGGCGGAGGAAATCACCCGTCACATCCTTTCCACGCCCCGAGGAAAGACCCTGATCGGTGCTCAGACGATCCCGCAGCTCGATCAGACGGCGAAAGACATGTTTTTCAAGGTGTTTCCGGAGGATTTGATCGACCATTACAACAAATCGAAGGAGATTTTGATCGCCAAAAACGGTCATATCGTCCTTTTCCGGCCTCTTGACGACGAAGGGAAGATCCGATCCCTCAACTTGACGGCCTGGTGGATCGAAGAGGCTTCGGAGGTGGATTTTGAGATCTTCGTGCAGCTCAAAACCCGTCTCCGGAACACCGTGACGAAGCATCGAGTGGGGATTTTGACCTCGAACCCGGATCTGGGCTGGATTCGGACTGAATTTTTGCTCCGATCCAAGCGGATTGAGAACGCGGAAGTGCCTTATCACCAGGAACCGGAGGAGATCCACCCGGCTTACGCCTCGTTTATTGCCCCGACGCGGCTCAATTACCACCTTCCGGACGACTACATCGAGAACGTGGCGCACGGAAAGCCGGATTGGTGGAAAAAGCGGTATCTGGAGGGGTCCTTTGAGCACACAGAAGGGGCCGTGTACCCCAAATTTGCCGAGGCGATCATCGAGCCCGTGTCAATCCCGAGGCACTGGCCTCGATACTTTGCCGCGGACTTTGGTCTTCGCGACCCCACCGCTGGTCTGGTGGCCGCCGTGGACCCGAGGACAGGGGATGTCCACTTGTATCGGGAGCATTATGAGGCCCAAAGATCGGTGGAATACCACGCTTCCCGGTTTAAGGAGATGATTTCGGACATCCCTCATGGCCGTCTGATCAGGATGGTTGGCGATCCGAAAGGGGCCAGTAAGAGCGAAAAGGACATGAGGTCGCTCTTTGAGAACTACGCAGAGCACGGGATTTTCTTCGAGCCTGCGTCCAACAAGATCCTGGATGGGATCTTCAAGGTATACAACTACTTTGAAAAGGGCCGGATCAAAGTCCATGCGAACTGCCGGAACTTGATCCGAGAAGGAGTCAATTACAAATACAAGCCGCAGGATCTGGATGCTCCCAAGAATGCAGATGAAAAGCCCATAGATAAGGACAACCACTTGATGGATTGCATGCGATACATCTTTGCGGAGCTGCCGGACAACCCGGATGATTTGGTCAATCCCAGCGTATCCGTGTACGACTACTGGCAGAATCAGCAGCCGAATCAGGATCACCTACCTCACGCGCTCCGGGATGACAGGCCGATGTCCAGCTCGCAAGATTGGTTAGATTACTACTAGGAGGGATCTCAAGATGACTCATGAAGAAAAAGAGAAAATGGCATTGTACCTAGATGATCTGATGAGGTTGATGCCTAAGCTCAATGAGATGGATAAAAAGCTTGCCTCAGCAGTGGTGAAGTCCATTTTGAAATACGGACAATTATATAAGGAGTTGGCGAAACGGTGATGAAAGACGGTCAAAAAGGGTTTTTTGGAACACTGTTGGATTTAATCATTGGATGTGGGGCAGCAGCAGGGCTTGCTTTTATTGCTTTTAAAATGTTGTATGGTTAGTTACTAACTAACTANGGGGGTGATAAAGGTGCTTTCTGCGATTGCAGGAGCTGTCGTTGGAGCGGCCATTTTCGCCGGAGGGTACTGGCTGGGTAAGCAATCGGTTCCGAGATTTCAACAGTTGGAGCCTGTTGAGGAAAAGCCCCAGTACAACAAATCTTACAACCATCCGGCGATCATGAAGTTTTATGACGAGGCAAACTTGAAAGACAATCCATTTCTCTTCTAAGGAGGTGTAGGGGATGGCCTATGGCAGTAGCGACATGAAGAAGCCGACAGGATCGAAAGAAGACCAAAAGAAGCGCGTCGCAGAGATCATGCGGCGGTTTGATGAAGCTCGTCGGCAGAAAAGCCATTTGATCAGCAAGTGGCGGGAGCTGGACCAGTTTTACCGTGGCGAGCAGTATAACAATGCCAAATTGCCTCCTTGGGTTCCCAAACCCGTCACGAACTTTGTTCACCTGGTGGTGACGACCAAACGGGCAGCATTGGCGGTGGAAAACCCCTCTGCGCTTTTCCGGCCTGTATCGCCTCTTGAGGTGGATAAGGTCCGGGACATGCAAGACATCTTTGATTGGGTGTGGAAAAAGATTGGTGCACGTCGGGTGGTTCGCCAGTGTATTGAGACCTCCAAACTGCTGGGGACCGCCATTGCACACGTGTACTGGGATGAACATACGGGGGTTTTAGGGGGAGAGGATGCTTATTACGAGGGGGAGATCCGGATCTGCGAGATCGACCCTGCGAACTTCTTCCCGGACCCGACCGCTTATCGTCTTCAAGACTGTCAATACATACACGTTTTGGAGAAAAAACCCCGGAAATGGGTAGAGAGCATCTTCAAAGTGAAGTTGACCAATGAAAGTGGGGACTCTGGTAACGATGCATACATCGAGCCTTATATCCGGGATCGGCAGTATAACTCCGTCACAGGGGACGANNTGGTGGANCTNCACGCCCACTATGAGCGGTACTGGTATGAAGAACCGTTGATGGAAAAGGTGGAGCAGACTGTGCAGGTTCCCAAGTTGGANCCCAACCCGGAGACGGGCGAGATGGTCCCGGTTCAAGAAGTGGATATGGAAACGGGCCTGGATAAACCCACTCCGACCGAGGAGATGGTGATTGGTTACGAGGAGCGTCCGAAGATCGGGCCTGATGGGGAACCGGAAGTCGTTGGTGGATGGAGGTATAAAGTTACCTACATCTGTAACGGGAAGATCCTCGGCACTATCGACCCGTTGGAGCCCAATATGTACCCCTTTGCGATCCTCTATGATTTCCCGCAAAGGCAGTCTTTCTGGGGCAAATCCCATGCGGAGCTGATCTTGGAAAACCAGAAGCTGGTGAACAAGGTCGAAGGGGTCACCGCGATGATCGGTGTACTTCTCCAAAACCCGCAGCGGGTAATGAGTCAAAAAGCCGGGATTGACCCCAGTGAGCTTCAGCGGTACTCCAACGCTCCCGGTCATGTGTGGATTGTCAATGGAGACGCGAACCAGGCCATCCGAAACCTTGATCCGCCTCAAGTCCCGCCTGCTTTGCTTCAGCTTGCGGAAGCGGCAAAGGCTAATATCCGGGAAATTACCGGAATGACTGAAGCCTATATGGGTGAATCCGTCGGATCGCTCCAGACTTCCCAGGGAGTTCACAGCCTGATCGAGCGGGCCACCCTCCGGGACCGCGACCAGATGGAGG